CATTTACACTTTCTCGGTTATGCTTGCGTTGGAGGTAACGAATGCCATTAGCAGACAGAATTGAACAATTAGCAAACGAAAGACAAAGACCCGTTTATTATTGCCCTTATCAAGTTATGTATGAGGCATTAAATTCTAAAGATCAAAAAGCACTAGATGACGCTTGGGCAAAAGGCTATTCAGCAAACACAATTTTAATGGCGTTAAGAGCAGAAGGCATTAAAAGTAGCAACGAAGCAATTAGGACACACCGTAAAGGTATGTGTAAATGTCCAAAAAGTTAGAGGCAATACTTAAAAATAGGGAGGAACAATATGGTAATGCTAGAGATAATTTCACTCGTATTGGCGTTGGTTGGGGAGCAATTCTTGGCACTGATTCTATTCCTGCTCATGTTGTTGCTTTAATGTACGATTTTGGTAAAACAATTAGATGTGCAGTCAATCCTGAATTAGAAGATAGTTGGTTAGACAAACAAGGCTATACCGCGCACGGAAAAGAGATAATTCATAATGAGCCTTGAAGATAGGATCAATGAATTACCCGAAGGCATAGAATCAAATGATGTTATTGAGTTGCGTAAAGCACTTATACGAATTCAAAAACAATTATTAAAAACAAAACAAAAAACAGATGAATTGGTAGAAGCCACCTATCAGGCTTCGTTTGATGCCATGCTGACGCTAGGGGCGGTTCCGATTACTCCTGCCCCTACGCTTCCTAAAGGTAACAAAACTAATGAAGTAGCCTTATGGCACTTAACTGATTGGCAAGGCGCAAAACAAACAACAACATATAACAGTGAAGTTATGAAACAACGGGTTATGTCATTTGCTCAAAAGGCAGTTCGCATTACTGAAATACAAAGAGCAGATCACCCAGTAAATGATTGTGTAATTATGTTTGGCGGAGATATGGTTGAAGGATTATTTAATTTTCCTTCCCAAGTGTTTGAGATAGATTCCACGCTATTTGAGCAATATGTAAATGTATCCAGGCTATGTGTAGATGTAGTTAGATTTGCATTAACAAATTACAACAATGTAAAAGTAATACCTGAATGGGGTAATCATGGGCGAATTGGTAGCAAACGGGATAATGTTCCTCGTTCAGATAATTTTGATCGTATGTGTTACGAATTGGCTCGTCAATTATTGCAGGGAGAAAAACGATTAATTTGGGAAGATTGCCCTGAAGATATTCAAAGAGTAGAAATTGGTAATTACCGCGCTTTATTAATTCATGGTGATGAAGTAGGAAGAAATGGTTTTGCATCACCTGGTGCAATTGTCCAACATGCTAACCGTTGGCGAAGTGGTGCATACCCTTGGGATTTCAGAGATGTTTATATTGGGCATTACCATACACATGCAGAATGGGCTATGGCTAACGGGCAGGGTTCAGTTTATCAAACAGGTTCTACGGAATCAGATAATAGATACGCAGGTGTTATGTTGGCTGCAAGTGCCACGCCTTCACAAAGATTACATTTTATTGACCCAGTAAAAGGGCGGGTAACGGCTAGTTACAAAGTTTGGCTTGATTAAATAACATTGATTTACACTGTCAAATCATGTCTTGCATTTTAAATTTGTGGGCGTGTCATGCGTAGATATTTCTAAAAACATTACATTTTTTATTTTTTAAAAAGTGCCAAAAGTATAATTAAGGTAGTGGTTAAGAAATACTTAATTACTAAGGAGGCGATAATGAAATGTTGCAAGCATAAGTTTATGAAAAGGTGGTGTGAGTGCCATCATTGCTGGGGTACAGGTTGTGATGTGGCAACATCTGAAATAGAGAGGCAAAAATGAACAGACCACAATGCCCTAAATGTGATCTACAAATGACTGATGGTTATAGAATAATATTAGGTAGCAAAAAACCAATGCAACCTTATTGGTTTTGTGTTGATTGGAAAAATTGCAAATACGAAATGTTACGAAAGTAATAACTTAATCATCATCATCAAGCGTTTCAACTAAACACTTGCCGTTGCGGTGTTGAATCCCTACTTGGACTTTACCGCCTGAGTAGGGGTCACGCTTTATTGCAATCTCTACCGCTCTAACTGCAATTGCAACTGCATCTTCATAGGAAGATTTTTCTTCTACCTGGTAAGCGTCTAAAGCGCCCATAGCGTAGGAGCCGCCAGAGCCAGCAGAATAAATAGATCCCGCAGTACGCTCCCAAGCATAAGAAGAATCAATACTATAAATTACACCCCGCACACCAATTAATAAATCATTATCAAAACTTGCAATATCGCCATCATCTTTCATGTCATAACCAGAGGCAATAAAATGTTTACGCATAGCAGGTATAAAAACTTTAGTAATAAATTTATCTAAATTGTGTTGAGGCGGGCGCGGAGGTGTCCAACCAAAAGCCAATAAATTTTGGCCACGGCACAAACCAGCCGAAGCAAATAGGTACCCGTTGTTTAAGTTTATTTTGCCAGTTGGGGAGATGTCATATTTGCGGAATGAATCTGTTGCTTGCGAATCAGCCGCAATAATGCACCACTCTTTATTCTGGATTGCTACCAGCGTGGTCATCTAAGCCCTCTCCCTAGACCCTTATTTTCTCATGCCACACGGCATTTGGGGTGCTTGTAATTGACGGTGTTGGTCTATACCCTAATCCTACCCAGAGCCAAAAGGCTCAACAAATTATGGAGGATAGATTATGGCTGGAAACTACGAAGGCTATGAAACCGCAGCAGAGCGGATTGTAAGAATTCATGCAGATCACAAAGATTTGCGAATTCATGCAAAGATTCTGGAAATTGTAAGAGATCCACAAACATTACGCCCATTGCAGTATGTTGTAGAAAGCAACATTTATTACGGTGATGTTTTAATGTTTATTGATGTTGCTGAAGAAATGGTTGGTAGTTCATTTGTAAACAAATCATCAGCCCTAGAAAACGCATCAACAAGCGCAACTGGAAGGGCATTAAGCCTTGCTGGTTATTTAGGTACAGATCCAAATACAAAAAAACCAGTCAGGCCAACGCAACAAGATATGCAAAAAGCATCAAGAGTTGAGCAGCCTGCACCAAAAACTAAACGCGAATTTACTGACGCAGAAATTGGGTTAGCAACTGCCGCATTTGGACAGGTTGAATCTGCCACAACAAAAGATGAATTAAAAGCAATTTATAGAATCAATCTTGATTTGCTAGAGGCAAAAATAGATGGGGTTACATTGCTTGATGCAATAAACAAAAAAGCAGGAGGGCTAAAGTGATAGATAGAAATTCTGTAATTGTTGCGCATAACGCACAACGCACATCTATTGCTGCGGCTGCAAATGTCTTACCTAGAACTGGATCCTTGCGCAGAAAAATCTATGAACACATCTTGGCGCAAGGACTTAGGGGTGTAACAGATCAAGAAATAGAAAACACCTTAAAAATTGATGGTAATACCGTTAGGCCTACAAGAATAAGTTTATGGAAAGATGGTTACATTATTGATACTGGAACTACAAGAAAAAACAACAACCATAATGATTGTATTGTTTGGCGAACAGTAGAGGAAGGAATGATGTTATGAGCGATAAAAACAAAAAGTTCTCACCACCAGCAGGGTTTGTTGTGTCTGTTCATGCAAACATTCTTGGAATAAGATCAGTTGCCCAACAACTAGACATGTTCCCAGAAGTATTAGCAGAGGCTATGGAGAGAGCAGGTTTCCAACTTATTCCAGACCCTATGGATTTAACAGCAGATGCGGGCAAGGTAATTAAATTACAAGCAAAACAACAAACAGAAGGAATTAGATTAGTTCAGGAGGTGCAATTTGATGATTCAGGTAGTGACACCAGCACAAATTGAAGCCCGTCTTTATGCGCTATCTAAAGAAGTAGATGAAGCGCATAATGAATTAGTTGAAACAGAGGCGGAATACCACCGTATAAAATCACAATATGAGATTGCTATGGCGCAACAAAGAATTAATTACGCCCAGCGCTCTACGCCTACGGGTAAAAATTACACCGTACAAGAAAGAGATGACCACGCCCTAATAGAAAACAAAGATCTGCATGTTGATATGGGCATTGTTGAGGCTAGAGTTAAAGCATCACGGGCTAATTCACAGCGCATAAAGACACAGGTTGAAATAGCCCGTTCTATTGGTACATCAGTGCGTACCAGTTTGGACTTAGCATGATTACATTTTTGCTAATCTTGGTAACGGGATTTTTTGCCTATTCTGTTGGATTTAAAATAGGCGCATTATCTACGCTTTCAAGATTATCTGCTATTTCCCGCGAGATGCAATCAATTCTTGATGACCTACAAAAGCAAATGAATCAATGGACAGAAGATGATTTATGATTGATTTACAAGACATGGTGATTAAATCCCTGGGCGCTTATGACAGTCAAAGAGATAGATCTAAACAAATAGAAATTGGGCCTAGCAGTATTGGAAGTTGTTCGCGTAGGGTTTATCACGACTTAAAACAAACGCCTAAAACTAACGATACAGAAAAACTTGCAGCAATTCTAGGAACCTTTATTCATTCTGGTTTAGACAAAGCCATTAGGCGCAATGACCCATTTGAAGATAATTTTCTAATTGAGATTGAGGTAGCAGACGGAGATCTTAAAGGTCATTGTGATTTATTTATTAAAAATATTGGCTTAGTTGTTGATTGGAAAACCACAACTAAATCAGGTATGCGTTATTTTGGATCAGATCAACAGCGTTTCCAGATACACACCTACGGGTGGCTGCTAGAAAAAAATGGTTATGATGTAAAAGAAGTTGCTCTTGTGGGAATTCCCCGTGATGGCAAGATGCAAGATATACAAGTAATGCGTGAAAAATATGATCCAGCAATAGCCCAGCAAGGAATTGCCTGGTTAGATGGAATAAAACAAATAGTTGCAACAAATTCTCCTGCCCCAAGTCCAGAGAAATATGCAAAATGGTGTACAAACTATTGCCCATATTTTGATAGAACAGGAGAAATAGGTTGCCCAAGTATGACCAAGTAGATTGGGATAATGCAGCGTGTATTGGTATCTACACAGATTTGTTCTACTCAGTAGAAGAAGAAAGATCTGTAATGCAGTATCAATACATAAATACATTACGCAGCATTTGTGCCGCCTGCCCTATTTGGCGTGATTGTTTAACTTACGCTTTTGCAAATGAACAATACGGAGTTTGGGGAGCGCTCACATCTATGGAAAGAATTGCAATAAAAGATCCAACAAAAAACCCACATCAAAGACGCAGAGCATTATTAAATTTACATGACCAAGGTATTTCTTTTGCGGAGATACAAGAGTGTATGATCGCGGCCCA